CCGAATTTCCTACGCGTTTAACTGCAGGTAAAAATTTATTTAAATTGCGAGGTCATCCTAACAATTTACGTGTTGGCGGTGTATTAAATCTAGAAGTATTAGATTATAATGGTGATCCAATTTATACGGAAGTTGTAGATTATATTGATGAAGATAAATCACGTGTAATTGCAATATACGTTTATTCTGAAACATCACCGGGTGATTGTACAATAACTCTTTTAGCAGAAGCACAAACCGTACAAGGTGCACCTGTACCTACAGAATGGCAAGGTCGTGCTAATATACGTTGGAAACGCAGTGTTCCCGTAAATCCTAATGTAGCAAATGTTTCTGAAATTATTTTTTCTAAATTACCAACATTAGAAATATCAGAACAAGTAGGTGTACAACTTGATAGAATATATTCTGGTAGTCAACAATTTCCAACATACACAACAGGCACGGTTAGATTATTTACACTTAACGGTACTCCTGCAGTAGAAATTACAGGAGGTTTATTTACTAGTGATATGTCTACAGGAACAATTACAGTATCATCGCCTCAAAATCCTACGCCTACTCCTAATTATCCGGTGGTTTCCACGCCCTTTACTAGTACGATAAAAAAGATATTATCTAGTACAACAGCCTTATTAGATCGCGAATATACAGTTTATAGTAGCGAAAGTATTTTTCCACATACGTATACGGAATTTTCATATTCTTCATTTTCATTAACATATGAACAAACTCCTACGTATGTTGCTACTGAAAATTCTCAATCATTTGCACTAGTGCAGATTAAAGGATTAGAACCCGATACCGGAGATGTTTCTCGTATTAAAGTTTATACTAATAATAAAGGAACGGTTGGAACATGGGAATTGGTTAATGATGTCGAATTAGAAGAAACGGAAATATTTGTAACAAGCACGGCATCATTGTTTCCAGATCAAAGTATAGGAGCATTTACATCTCAAAGCATTATCAATACATATTGGGATGCATATACGTATTTAGGTAAAACTACAGCAACTGCACCAACACTAACTTGGTCTACTGCATCACTTAATAATGCAATGAACATTACTAGTGCAACTAATATTTCTGCTCGTAATGCTGTTCATGTTGTAGAAACTAAACCTACATATGCTGGCATATTTATTGCAACATCATCATATAAAGTTACAATAGATGCATTAGGCACGCGTGACACAACGGGACTTAATCCACGTTTAGCAGTTTATGTTTCTGGTAGTGCCGTAGCATTTGATTCTACTGATTATTTCAATCAAGAATTACCTAGAATTCTAGGAAAGCGAATTGGAGAAATTGAAGTAACATCGGATTCACAACGTTTTGATGACACTGTATTTAATTTCGAAACGGATGCTACTGGTACGGCTTCATTGCTTTTTGTAGTAGAAGCAGGCCAATGGCAAATTGCCGATGTTCGTACAACTACCGATAATGATGCAGGATATTCTCCAAATTATACTAGAATTAGATCGCTGATTAATACGCCACATAAAGCAAACAATCAAATATCTTTCAAAGTAGAATATTACAATGTAGATGGCGTTGTTAGCAAACAAACGTCATACTTATATGACAAAGCATGGCAAGGGGGTAATAGATATATCGATGGTGATTATTCTATGCTTACTGGGTCTTTATATGTTGCAGATTCATTAGAATCAGGTATTGCTATTAGCGGATATTCAAATTCAGGATTTGTTAGATCTTTAGGCTATGATGGATTTGATGCAGGATTTCCTGGATTTTTACTTTGGAGCGGGTCTGCATTAACAGGACAGAATACTAAAGGTGGGGGTCCGTATAGTGGCGTTGGATTAGAACTTTATTTAAATACTTCAAGTTATTTCAGATATTCAACTAGCGATGATGAATTATATGTAGCTACTCGCAATTTCTTTTTAGGAGATGTTAATGGAACATTTATTAGCGGTAGTAATGGAAATATAGAAATTTCGTCTAGTGGGTTCGTATTAACAGCAGATGGAGATGTTACTGCATCATCGTTTGTTGCTGTTAACAATGGTACTACGATGTTAGATACTAATTCAGGTTATGCAGATGGAAAAAATATTGGACGGCATATCGGACATCAATATGGCGTAACTAATACTGTTACTAGTACAGCTCTAACTCAAATTGGAAATGAATATGTTATTTATATAAAAGATGGCGAAGATATTATTACTACATATGGTCATTTTATAATTAACTCGACCGTTGTTGGTACTGTAACTTTTAATTTAGTATTAGGAATTGCTGCAGCTGATATTTCTACATATAATACGTGGCTTACTGAAGAAACAGCTTCGATATTTACACTATCAGCAACAAATCCGACTCCCACTCAAGGGCAATTTAAACAAGGAATAACTATTCCTACATCATATACTACAGATTTTCGTCAAAAACATGTACGAATACGATTATTAGCTCGTAAAACAACACCACTCATTAATGGTGATATAACATTAGCTAATATAACATTAGATACAGGACGTCCGTTAGGTGGTACTATAGTATAATATATTTATATAAAAAGAAAACAAAATGGATAAAATAACAGTACTTTTCCCAGGAGGATTTAAACCATTAACTGGAGCACATTTGGAACTTGCTCGGCGTTATGCAGAATTACCAAATGTAGAACGCGTAATTATGCTTATCGGACCAAAAGATCGAGATGGTATAACACGCGAAAAAACCATGGAAGTATTTGAATTAATGAATACGTCACCTAAAATTCAAATGCAACCAACTGAACATAATTCTCCTATCGTAGCTGCTTACGAATATTTATTTGCATTACCAGAAGATGCTACAGGTAATTATGCCATGGCTGCATCAACTAAAGGAGATGATTATGTTCGAGCAAAAGATTTTGTTCCAAATGTAGATAAATACATTACAATTGGAGATAAAAAAGGACGTACGATGCCTAGCGGTATTAATGCAACTGAATTAAATGTTGATGTTGATCCAATTACATATCAAGACGGAACACCTATCTCTGCAACTGCAGTAAGAACTGCATTACAAAACAATGATTACGCTACATTTGCAGCATCATATCCTGGATATAAAGAAGCCGTAATAAAAAATGTATGGCAAATATTAACAGGATTACAAGAATCAAGTTTATTTTCTAAAGAATGGTGGGCGAAACAACTTCAAGAAGATGTAACGGCAGTAATTGAAGGATATCCAACAGTAGCTTTGCAAAAACAACACGACGCAAAAATATCAAAACTAAAAAAATTCTTGCATAAAAATCCAGGACGAGAATTTGTATATGATTTCGATCGTTTTGAAAAAACAACATTTGGAGTTCCGTTACACGAAAGAATATTAACAGAAGGTGGTGCTGCCGGACATATGGCACACCCATATGATGATCACGGATTAACTTTCGGTGATATGAAAGAAATTGTTGCTCGAGCATTAGAAGGACGATTAGATATTGAAGAAGCTGTAACTGAAAAAACCGATGGACAAAATATTCAAGTAACTTGGAAAAATGGACAACCCGGATTTGCTCGTAATAAAGGAACTGTAATTAATCCAATGACACCAGATCAAATTGTTGCAGACTTTGAAAGAAAATATCAAGAGAGTATACAAAAAAACGGAGCAGAAGCTTCCGAAGGTTATAAACGAGTTGTAGAAGCATATAGAGCATGTGCGGAAGATTTAACAAGTGCACTCACTAAATTAAATCCACAACAACTTCAACAAATATTTAAAGACGGACGAGTATTTGCAAATATGGAAATAATATTTCCGGCAACTAAGAACGTAATATCATATGATAAAGCACATCTTCAATTTCATAATTTAGTTGAATATGATGAATCTGGAAATGTTATTCAAACAGATTTTACGGGAGGTAAATTACTTCAAGGCGTAATACGAGATGCTAATGCAGATATGCAAAAAACATTTTCGTTTATTCCTCCGCAACAAGTACGAATTGGTAGAGTAGCTGATTTTGAAGATCAACAAGCTGCATTTTTTAATGAAATTGATCAATTAAGAACACGTTATAATTTAAAAGATACAGATCAAGTAACTGAATATCATAGAGCATGGTGGGCAGATGTAATTAGAAGTAAAGCTCAACAATTAGGATATGATATTCCAGATGACATTTTATCTGCACTTATCTATCGTTGGGGCTTTTTTGATAAATCTGCAAATATTGCCAATCTTAAAAAACAAATTACAAATCCTGACTTCGTAACATGGATGACTGAATTTGATAAAAAAGAATTTAAACAATACTACAAACAAAATATGGAGCCATTCGAAAGCGTATTTTTACGTTTAGGTGCAGTAGTATTACGAAATGCAGAAAATTTCTTAGCTGCAAATCCTAGCAAAGCAGTTCAAGAAATAAAACAAGAAATGGCTCAATTAATCAAAGAATTACAAACATCGAATAATATAGACTCTATTAAAAAATTAGAACATGAATTACGACGTATCGAAAGATTAGGAGGGTTTGATGCAATAGTTCCTTCCGAAGGCGTAGTATTTGTATATAAAGGTAATACGTATAAATTAACCGGAGCCTTTGCACCAGTTAATCAGATACTAGGAGTATTGAAATACGCTCGATGATATATTTATATTAAAATTGGAATAAAGTAATGGCTGAAAAACACAAAAGCAAGTACAAAGCACCAAAAGATTTTGAAAAATCTCAAAAACCTAAAACGCGTAAAGATCTTAAAGATTATACACATGACGATAAAAATGGTGGTTTGAATCCACATTCAACAGGTGAAATTCAAGATTTAGTTCCTAGAAAAACAGACAAGCTTGTAATTGATGATGTAAAAAACATGGTACCGGAAATTAAACATCGAGTTTATCAAGATGTTAAAACTGGAAAATATTCTCCTAAAGAAGCCAAGAAAATTTTCAAAAAATTACAAATTGAAGATACTGAAGGTTATCTAGATAAATTAGAAAATATTGACCATGGCGTTACTACTTCTCCAATAAAAGAACAATTGAGCAGATTAACAACAGAACAAAAAGAATTAGCTTTGAGAAAATATCTTCGAGCAAAAATTGCCGAATCGATTAGGAGTTCATATTTAAATGAACAACCGGCACCCACAGAAGAACCAGATACAAATGCGCCAACCGATGTAGAGCCAATAGATGCTACTGCGACACCAACACCAACAGATTCTGCTCCAATAGATCCAACAGCAACAGATGCTACTGCCACACCTCCAGCGCCAACTGCTACAACAACTAGTACGCCACCTCCGGCACCTGTTGATACAACTAGTACTTCTACTCCGGCTGATACTCAAGCTGAGCCAGAAAAACCAGAAGAAATGTCAGCTGAAGAAAAAGCAAAAATAGAGATTGAAAAACAAAAACAAGCTAAAAAATCATTTTATGCTTCCTTAGAAGGATTAAAATCTGCAGATACTGTAATTCAATACGTAGAATTTGGTTTAGAGCCATTAATAAAATCAATGAGGAGTTTAAGTCCAGATAAATTTAAAATGGCTAAAAGTGCAGCTGATAGTTTATTAAAACGAGTAGCTCCTAGTACATTAAAAAAATAAACAAACATAAATAAGTTATATGAGTAAAAAGTTACAAAACATTAAAGCTATCCAACAAATGTTGGAAGGCGAACATAAATTTCAAACCAAAAAAACAGTTGGATTTTCCGATGCTAAACAAAAAGGAAAATTATCCGAGCGCCATGAAGTGGGTGACACGTGGGAAGAAACTGATGCTGCTGGAAATATATGGGTAATCGAACAGCGCGATGGATTTCGAATACGTAAAACAAAAAATGCAGAAACATTTCAAGAGATACGAGATGCATTACGTTCATTTCCTAAATGTAGAAAAGACACATGTACATGTTTAACACCAAATCATTTAGATGAAAAGATGCGTAAATATAACGGTATGTGTTATGAGTGTACAATTGATATGGAACATGATTTAAGAAAACAAGGCAAATATGATGAATACGAAAAAAATCGTGTACGTCAAAATGCTGAAGCATGGTTACGTAATGCTGAACAAGATATTAAATTATTGAAAGAGGCATATACAAATGCATCAAAATTTATTACAAACTCTGAAGGAGAAGTAGAAACATGGTCAGCAAAAATGACTACAGAGGAGTTTGAAGAAAAAGTAGAACGAGAATTTGAAAAGTTCAAAGAACAACTATTAAATAAACTTAACGGGGAAACGAATGAAAACGATTAAAAAATATTGGGCATTAATCATAGGTGGCGTATTAGCATTATTTGCTATTTGTGTTGCAATTTTTTCTAAACAATCAAAACGTAAAGCAACAAAGATTGATCAGAAAATTGATGATAACAATTCAAAGATTGATCAATTAAAAGGTAAAACGGAAGTTATTGAAGATCAAAGAACCAAAGTAAAAGAAGAACTAGATGATTTGATTGAACAAGTAAAACAAAGCCAAGATGCTAAAGAAAATATACAACCAGAAACACCTAAAAACGTTTCTGATGCAAAAGAGAATATTTTAAATAAAACAAAAAAACGTGGTAGAAAAAAGAAATCATGAAAAAGTTATTAATCATATTAGCATTTCCAGTATTCGGATTCACCCAAACAATTCCGGATACGTGTTTTACAGAACAAGAAGTTATTGAAATATCTAAAACTTTAGATTCACTATGGGAAGCAGATAGTATTAATAATGTAATCATATCACAACAAGAAGATGCAATTAATACATGTAGAAAACTATTAGCATTAGATACATTGCAAATTGAATATCAAAAACAACAAATTGAATTGTTAAATGATAATATAAATTTGTATATTAAACGACAACGACAACTACAACCAAAATGGTGGGACGCAAAAGGAATATGGTTTGGGAGTGGACTAGTAACGGCAATACTAACAGCATTTTCAATATCACATTTGGTAAATTGATATGAGTCAACCTAACATAAAACAGATCATTCAGCAACAGTACGCAATGTGTGCTAAAGATCCTGTTTTTTTCATGAAACAATATTGTTATATTCAACATCCTAAGCGTGGTAAAATCAAGTTTAATTTATTTCCATTTCAGGAAACATCATTAACGGAATTACGAGATAATCGGTATAGTGTAATTTTGAAATCTCGTCAGTTAGGAATATCAACACTTTCTGCAGGATTTGCTCTTTGGAGTATGTTATTTAAAGAAGACTTTAACGTACTAGTTATTGCAACAACACAAGAAGTAGCAAAAAACTTAGTAACTAAAGTTCGTGTAATGCACGAAAATTTACCGAGTTGGTTGAAAGGAAATGTAGAAGCAGACAATAAACTTTCTCTTAAATTTAAGAATGGTTCGCAAATTAAAGCAGTATCATCAGCAACTACCGGTGCACGTTCAGAAGCATTATCATTGCTTATTATAGATGAGGCTGCATTTATACGTAATATTGAAGAGATATGGATAGCATCACAAGCTACATTATCTACGGGTGGTGGCGCTATTGTATTATCTACACCAAATGGTGTGGGTAATTGGTTTCACTCTGTTTGGTCTGAAGCAGAACAAGAAATAAACGGATTCCATACAATTAAACTGCATTGGACCGTTCATCCAGAACGTGATCAAACATGGCGTGACGAACAAACTCAATTATTAGGCGAACGTGGCGCTGCACAGGAATGTGACTGTGACTTTATATCATCCGGACATACTGTAGTAGATGGTGCTATATTAATGGAATATGAAAATAAGTGCATAGAGCCTATAGAACGACGAGGATATGATAATGCATATTGGATTTGGGAATATCCGGACTATGCAAAAGATTATGTAGTAGTAGCAGACGTTGCGAGAGGCGATGGAGGTGACTGGTCAACATTTCACGTATTAGATGTACAAGATGTACGACAAGTTGCAGAGTATAAAGGAAAACTTCCTCCTAAAGATTTTGGCAATATGCTTGTATCAGTTGCAACCGAATGGAATAATGCACTATTAGCAATAGAAAATGCAAATATTGGATGGGCTGCAATACAGCCTGCACTAGATAGAAACTATGAAAAACTATTTTATACATATAAAGATGACGGATATGTAGATGTCGATGTACAGTTGAAAAAAGGTTATGATATGAAAGATAAAACTCAAATGGTTCCTGGAGTATCAACAACATCACGTACTCGACCATTAATGATATCAGCTTTAGAAATGTATATGCGAGAACGAACTCCAGTAATTAGATCAAAGCGTCTTATTCAAGAATTATTTGTTTTTGTTTGGTTAAATGGAAAAGCTCAGGCACAAAACGGATATAATGACGATTTAGTTATGTCATTTTGTATTGCATTATGGTTGCGTGATACATCTTTAAAATTACGGCAGCACGGTATAGATTTAAGTAAACGTGCTTTATCACAATTCCAAAAAACAGACCCGGTTATTTATACCGGTAAGCCTAATCAAGGAAATGATTCATGGAAATGGAATAATGGTGCCAATGATGAAAATTTAACATGGTTACTTTAAAAATCATCTTGGTTCTTTAACTAGTTATATTTATATTAAAAGAAATATATGGCATCGTTAAGAAAACGTTTACAAAATCTATTCAATACAAATGTAATTGTTAGAATGTATGGTAAAGACAAAATTCGTGTTGTCGATACCAATCGTTTGCAAGGAGCAGGTAATTTAACCCAAAGCAAAGTTGCAGATAGATATACTAGACTTCATGGTTCACGTCACAAAGTAGGCGGAGCTGGGCATGGAGGTTATGATTCTAATTATTATATGCAGCAAAACCGTATGCAACTTTATACGGATTACGAAATGATGGATAAAGATCCAATCATATCAGCGGCTCTAGATATATATTCCGATGAATCAACTTTAGCAGATCAATTTGGTGATATTCTAACAATTAAAACAAACAAAACAAATATTCAAAAAATTCTTTATAATTTATTCTATGATGTTTTAAACGTTGAATTTAATTTATGGACTTGGATTAGAAATTTAACTAAGTACGGTGATTTCTTTTTAAAAATTGATATTGCAGACGAATTAGGCGTTATTAATGCTCGACCATTTTCTAGTTACGAAATTGAACGTTTCGAAGAGTTTGATGAAAAGACCGGAGAATATGTAATTAAATTTAGACATATGGCTGATACTAAAGAAGCATATGATGTATTTGAAATTGCACATTTCCGAATGTTATCTGATACAAACTTTTTACCATATGGTAGATCAATGTTAGAAGGTGCACGTAAAGAATTTCAAAAATTGATGATGATGGAAGATGCAATGTTAATTCATCGTATCATGAGAGCTCCAGAAAAACGTATTTTTAAAATTGATATTGGTAATATTCCGCCTAATGAAGTTGATACATTCATGGAACAAATTATCAATAAAATGAAAAAAATTCCACATATTGATCAACAAACAGGTAATTACAACTTACGTTTTAATCTTAACAACATGTTGGAAGATTATTACTTACCAGTGCGTGGTGGGCAGTCTTCTACAACGATTGATACATTGCCTGGAATGACTTGGACAGGAACAGAAGATTTAGAATACATCAAAGATAAAATGATGGCTGCATTAAAAATTCCAAAACCATTTTTAGGTTATGCGGAAGCAGTTGAAGGTAAAACTACATTAGCATCCATGGATATTCGTTTTGCTAGAACGATTGAACGTATTCAAAAAATTGTTGTATCAGAACTTTATAAAATTGCAATTGTACATTTATATGCACAAGGATTTGAAGGAGAAGATTTAGTTGGTTTTGAATTAGAATTAACCGCTCCATCAATTATATATGATCAACAAAAAGTTGCGTTAATGACTGAAAAAATGACATTGGCTAAC